GTTACTGAATTATTGACTAAGATTGAGGACATCAGAGATAACGGAACTATTGAAGGTAAGAGAGGTTTCTTCTATTTGGAGAAAGCTTACAACTTCGCTAAGAGACAAAGAGCGTTGGGTCTTGGTGTATTAGGTTGGCACTCACTTCTACAGAAGAGAGGTCTTCCTTTTGATACGAGAGAAACTGCGAGATTGAATGTTGAGGTATTCAAACACATTAAAGAGAAATCATACGCAGCGTCTGAGGAATTGGCTAAGATGTTCGGTGAACCTGAGTACTTAGAAGGATATGGAAGAAGAAACGTTACGTTGAACGCAATTGCACCAACAACATCTTCAGCTTTTATCTTAGGTCAAGTATCACAATCAATCGAACCTATTTGGTCTAACTGTTATGTGAAGGATGTTGCTAAGATGAAGGTAACTATTAAGAATCCTGTTCTTAAAGGGTTGTTATCTGAATTAGGTCACGACACCAAAGAGGTATGGAACAGTATCAAACAAAATGATGGTTCAGTACAACACTTAGATATTTTAAGTGACGAACAGAAAGAAGTGTTTAGAACATTTGCTGAAATCAATCAGTCGTCAATTATCAATCAAGCTGCGGTTCGTCAATCTTACATTGACCAATCACAGTCGTTGAACTTAATGATTTCACCTGACATGCCGACAAGGGATGTTAACAAACTTCTTATTGAAGCTTGGCAGTTGGGTGTTAAGACATTATACTACCAACACTCAATGAATTCAGCTCAAGCTTTCGCAAGAAAGAAGTTGGGATTGAATGACCTTCAGTGTGTTGCATGTGAAGGATAATTGTTAAAAATAACAGACAACAAAGATAAAAGAGGACTTCGGTCCTCTTTTTTTTATAATTTAATCAGTTAAGATATTTATAGACAATGGCAGATGGTAAAACATACGGAATCAATTTTCCTTTTCAGGATAGTACAGATGGTAAATACTTTTCTCTCTCTCAGACTGCTGATGAAGAAGTAAGAACAGATTTATTACATTTGATATTGACTAGAAAGGGTAGTCGTTACTATTTGCCTGATTTTGGTACAAGAATTTATGAATTTATTTTTGAACCTATGGATGGTACTACTTTCGATTTAATCAAAGATGATATTAAATTATCTGTTTCCAAATATATACCAAACCTTACAATAAATGAGATAACCATAACACCATACGTTGAAGACAACTATGAGGAGGGTGAAATTGTTACTGAAAGATTAGGTGTTGGAGGTATCTATAGAGTACCGGGTAAAGGTACTGAAGAGTATACCGCTAAACTTAGAATTGATTATACCATAAATGATGGGACTTTTGGTTCAAAAGATTTCGTAATCATAAATATTTAATAGTAGATGGCAGGAAGAAAAATTTCATATACAGAAAGAGATTTCGAAGGTCTAAGAGCAGACCTCGTAAATTACACTAAACAGTATTACCCTGAGCTTATTGATAACTTCAATGATGCTGCGGTTTTTTCTGTATTAATGGATTTAAATGCTGCCATTGGTGACAATTTAAATTACCATATTGATAGAAGCATACAAGAGACTGTTTTACAATATGCACAACAACGTTCATCAATATTCAATATTGCTAGAACTTATGGATTAAAGATACCCGGTAATAGACCATCTGTGGCGTTGGTAGATTTTTCTATTATCGTTCCTGCTCAAGGTGACCAAGAAGATTCGAGATACTTAGGTATTCTCAGAGCTGGGTCACAAGTTTTAGGGGGAGGTCAAGTATTTGAAAATGTGTATGACATAGATTTCTCATCACAATATAATAACGAGGGATATCCAAACAGAACTAAAATACCTAATTTTGATTCTAACAATACCCTTATAAATTATACAATAACTAAAAGAGAGGTTGTTGTTAATGGTGTTACTAAAGTTTTCAAAAAAACCATTAACTCGAACGACGTAAAACCATTCTTTGAATTTTTCTTACCCGAACAAAATGTATTAGAGGTGGTTGATATAATACAAAAAGATGGTACATCTTTCCAATCAACACCAACGTATTCAGAATTTGTTAACGCCGACACAAGGTGGTACGAAATGGATGCTTTAGCTGAGTCAACAGTTTTTGTTGAGGACACTACAAAGCCATCAGACAAACCCGGTATCAAGGTAGGTAGATATATTGAGACTGATAACCGTTTCATTACTGAATACACACCTAACGGTTTTATGAGAGTTCAATTTGGTGGTGGTACTACAACACCAGATGACCAATTAGCAGAGTTTGCTAGAAATGGTGTATCAATGAGACTGCAGGACTATCAAAATAATATTGGTTTAGGAAGGACTGTTGAAGCTAACACTACTTTATTTGTAAAATATAGAATTGGTGGAGGACTTGCATCTAACATTGGTGTGAACGCTTTAAATCAAGTTGGAGTTATAAATTTCTCAGTTAACGGACCAAGTAATAACATTAATCAACAGGTTTCATCTTCTTTATCTGTAAATAATGTTACCGCAGCTATTGGAGGTGCTAATCAACCATCGATTGAAGAGATGAGAAATATGGTTACGTTTAACTTTGCTTCACAAAACAGGGCGGTAACAGTAAACGATTATAACGCCTTAGTAAAGAAAATGCCGGGTAAATATGGGGCACCTGCTAAAACATCTATCACAGAAAAGGACAACAAAATCAATATCGAAATATTGTCATATGATGCAAATGGAAGTTTAACTCAAACAGTGTCTAATACTCTGAAACAAAACATTGCCAATTATTTATCTAAATACAGGATGATTAACGATTATATCTCTGTTAATGTTGCTAAAGTTATTGATTTAGAATTTGATATATCTGTGGTTATCGATTCAGCACAAAATCAAGGACAAGTAATTACTAAAATCATTGATGTGGTTAATAAAGAGATGGAACCAGCATCTCGTGAAATGGGTGAAAATGTATTTTTATCTGTTATGAGACAACAAATTCAGGAAGTTGCTGGTGTTATATCGGTATCAGAAATCAAAGTAATAAATAAAGTTGGTGGACAATATTCATCTTCAGAAACATCTCAAAGGTACAAAGACAAAGAGACTAAAGAGATTCAATTGATAGATGAGACTGTTTTTGCGGAACCAAGTCAAATCTATCAAGTTAGATATCCTGAAAGAGATATCAAAGTAAGAGTCAAGAACTTAAAAACGGTTGACTTCAAATAAGAATATTTTACTTCAAAGACTTACAGGTTTATTATTGTAAAATGGATAAATAAGTATTTATCTTAAAACTATCGTATGTCGAAGTCATATAGAATCAGGACAAAATTAGGTACGGACCAAAATATTAGAGTGAACATCGAGCAAGACTTTGATTTCCTTGAAATACTTTCATTGAAATTAAAGCAAGAGGATGTGTATTCTCAGTTCTGTGCGGACTATGGTATTGTGGTTGGTCGTGTTGTGGCTAACAGTGGGTTTGGTATTCAAAACGCTAAGGTTTCTATATTTGTACCTGTTGAGGACATGGATTTACAAGACCCTGTAATTTCTGCCTTATATCCATACAAGTCACCAGTTGAAAAAAATGAAGATGGTTATAGATATAACTTACTTCCTTATGACCAACAATATAAAGGACATACACCAACGGGTACGTTTCCAAATAGAGAGGATGTATTAACTAGAAGTGAGGTTTTAGAAATATACGAAAAGTATTATAAGTATACTGTTAAAACTAATGATTCGGGTGATTTCATGATTACTGGGGTACCGCTTGGTAATCAAAAGATTGTGATGGATTTAGATTTATCAGATATGGGATGTTTCTCAATGAGACCTCAGGATTTGATAAGGATGAATTTAGGGGTGCAAGAGCAGTTCGACGGTACTAACTTCAAAGCCTCCTCTAATTTAGAGTCGCTACCTCAAATTATTAATCAAGTAAAGGATATTGATGTTACACCATTTTGGGGTCAGGAAGATTTATGTAATATTGGTATTACGAGAACAGACTTCGACTTAAGAAGTTTAGGTATTGAGGTTGAGCCAACCGCAGTTTATATGGGTTCTATATTTTCAGATAGTGATAATAGACCTATCAAACCAAACTGTAAACCTAGAACCGAACAGGGTGACCAATGTGGATTGGTTACAGGGCCTGGTGAGATATTAGCGGTAAGACAAACAATTGATTTTGATGAGCAAGGTGACCCAATTCTTGAACAATATAAATTACCGAATGGAGGTAAAGTAATTGATGAGAATGGTGCGTTTGTTGTTGATATACCGATGAATTTGGACTATGTC